AAAACATATGGCGCAAATGAAAAAAGATATGAAAAAAGGTGTGAACTTTAAAAAATCACACATTAAAGCTATGAAAAAGGTGGGTGCATAATGTGGTTTGGTGCACTTAAACTAGCTTTAAATGCTGGAACCCATATTTATAAGAAAAAACAAGAGACTAAAATGTTAATGGCTGATGCTGCATCAAAACATGCATCTAAAATGGCCTCTGGTGAGTTAGAATTTAACGGCAAGCTACTTGAAGCTAGACAAAACGACTATAAAGATGAAGTAGTTCTTGCAATACTAACATTGCCCATTTTGGTCCTGGCATATGGGGTCTGGTCGGACGATCCACAGGCTATGGAGAAGATAAAGGTGTTCTTCGAGCATTTCCAAGCGTTACCTAAATGGTTTACTAATTTATGGGTACTTGTATGTGCTAGTATATTTGGTATAAAGGGTACACAAATATTTAGAAACAACGGAGGCAAAAAATAATGGCTAAAAGATTCGGTGGCGGAAATAAAAAATCTACACCTAAAACAGAAAAAACAGAAGCACCTAAAAAAGAAGGTTTCTTAAGTAAAATTAGAAAAAAGATTGTACCTACTTTTGGTGAACAATTTAAAAAAGCAAAAGATGCTGGTAAAAAAACTTTTAAATCTACTAGAGATGATACCACTAAAGGTAAACTAGAATATTCTACAAATACAAAAAAAGACGTTGCTAAAAAAATAGCTAGTAACACAGCAGCCGAAGCAAAAAGAAAAGAAGGCAAAGGCGGCGGTGCAGATAGTGGCGCTAAAGGTGTTTTCAATAAAGCAACTGGATCAGCAGTGAGTTCTAGAGGACAAGCATTCGCTAAAGCTAGAAAAGAAGGTAAGAAAACTTTCATGTACAACGGTAAGTCTTTCTCTACTGCTCTAAAGGGTGAAAAACCAAATAAAAAAATGCCAGAACTTTCTGGAAAAACTTCTAAAAAAATAAAAAGATTTGTAGGTGCTAACGGCGGTAGAACTAATTATCGTGGTGGTGGATTAGCAGTTGCAGGTTTTGGAAAGGTAATGAAATAATGAGAAGATTTTATAATAAAGGCGCAAAAGGATTATCGGGTGGACAAGTCAAACTTGATAAAATGGGAAACAATGATGGAAAAATTTCTGGAGAAGATTTTGCAGTTATCAGAAGTAAAAAAATGGATGGCGGCATGATGGAAGAAGCAAAAGAAATAAATTCTAAAATAAAAAATTCTCGTACTTTAAAAATGGGTGGCGGCAGAGTTAAAAAAGCTGGCGGCGGTGGATTATACGCAAACATCAAAGCTAAAAAAGATAGAATTGCAGCGGGATCAGGTGAAAAAATGAGAAAAGTTGGAACCAAAGGAGCACCCACTGCTCAAAACTTTATAAACGCAGCAAAGACCGCTAAAAAGGTTTAATGCCCGCAAACTCTATAAGAAAAACTACCAGTACAGGTGGTAATTATAGACCGACAAAATCTGGAGCTGGAATGACAGCAAAAGGTGTAAGAGCTTACAGGTCCGCAAATCCTGGAAGTAAATTAAAAACAGCCGTAACTGGAAAAGTGAAGCCAGGATCAAAAGCTGCTAATCGTAGGAAGTCATACTGCGCTAGATCACTAGGACAATTAAAGAAGTCATCAGCAAAAACTCAAAACGATCCTAACTCACGAATAAGACAGGCACGGAGAAGATGGAAATGTTAAATGAGAACAGCTATATTAGACGCGTTAGAAGCTAGATACGAAGCACACATTGCTGAAGCGCACGCAACAATAAAAATATATTTAGAAAATTCAGTAGGTATTGGGGAACACCCACAACATATTGATGAACTAGACAAACAATTCGAAAAGATTGCTAGTGCTGAAGAAAAATTAAAAGCATTGGAAGATTTTAGAATAGAAAGAAAGGAAATGTAATGGAAGACGGATTAACAATACTATCAAAAATACAAAAAACAATGAGAGAAAATCTACAAAAAGTAGGTGACATCTTGATAAGTGGTGGCGTTGACAACATGGAAAAATATCAGTATATGTTAGGTCAAGCTAGAACGTATCAAATAATGTTACAGGAAATCTCTAACCTGCTAGATAACAAGGAGCAAAAAAATGAACAAGGAACAGTCATCGACCTCAACTCAAGAAGTCCCAAAGCATAAGTTTGCATTGGAAGAAAAATATAAAGAAGATAAAAAAAACAAACCTAAAGAAAAAGATTTGGCTAAAGCTGAATTAACTAAATTACCTAATCCTACTGGATGGAGAATTTTAGTTCTACCTTTTAAACAAAAAGAAAAAACTAAAGGTGGCATTATATTAGCAGACGACACTATTGAGAAATCTCAAATTGCATCTAATTGCGGTTTGGTTTTAGCAATGGGTCCACATTGCTATGATAAAGAAAGATATCCCGAAGGCCCGTGGTGCAAGAAGGGTGATTGGATTATCTTTGCTAGATATGCAGGATCAAGAATACAGATAGACGGAGGGGAAGTAAGATTGTTAAATGACGATGAAATTTTAGCAACCGTTAATCACCCCGAAGATATATTTCATCAATATTAATCATAGAAGGAGATAACTATGCCAGAAGAAAATAAAAAAATAGAAGAAATGGTCGACATAGATAATTCAGGACCTGAAATAGAAGTTAACATAGAAGAAACAAAGGAGAATGAAAATAATGAAACTATTAACAACGATAATAAGTCCGATGGTACACTTTCGAAATCTGATGAGCAGTTGGATATTCGAGTTGGCGAGGACGACAAAGAACCAGTTGCAGAGAAAAAAGAAGAAACTAAAAAAGAAGAACTAGAACAATATAGTGATGGCGTTCAAAAAAGAATTGCAAAACTTACTAAAAAATGGCGAGAAGCAGAAAGACAAAGAGAAGCTGCTTTAGAATATGCTAAAGGTGTGCAAGATGAACATTCTAAACTAAAAACAAAAGTATCTAATCTAGAACCTAGTTATGTTAATGCAATGGAAGGTAGAGTTGTATCTGGTTTACAAGCAGCACAAGCAAAATTAGTTGCTGCAAGAGAAGCTGGAGATATTAAATCTGAAGTTGAAGCACAAAAAGAAATAGGTAAATTAGGTGTTGAAGAATCAAGAGTTGCTGGAATGAGACAAAGAGTGGCAGCGGAGATGAAACAAGTACAACAACCTGTAAAAACATTAGAAGAATCTATAGCACCAACACAAGCTGCACCAGATCCAAGAGCCGAAGAATGGGCTGACAAAAACACTTGGTTTGGTCAAGATAGTGCTATGACGTACACTGCTTTTGATTTACATGAAAAACTAACCAAGGAAGAAGGGTTTGATCCTGCTTCAGACGAATATTATGCTGAAGTAGATAAAAGAATGAGACTTGACTTCCCGCATAAATTTGGTAAAACCGAAACTAGGGAATCGACTAAACCTACACAAACTGTAGCGTCAGCTACGCGAAGTGTTAATAATAGTCGCAAAACAGTGAGGCTCACACCGTCTCAAGTAACGATTGCTAAAAAATTAGGTGTGCCACTAGAGCTTTATGCGAAACAACTAAACATCACGAAGGAGAGATAAGCATATGATAAACGATAAAAAAATAGACTCCCGTGCGAGCCAAACAAAAGTTAAAGAACAAAAAAGAGTTTGGACTCCACCATCATCTTTAGATGCACCACCCGCACCAGATGGATTTAAACATAGGTGGATAAGAGCTGAAACGATGGGTTTTGACGACACATCAAATATGTCAGCTAAACTACGATCAGGTTTTGAATTGGTTAGATCCGATGAATATTCTGATATAGATTATCCAACTGTTAATACTGGTAAATACAAGGGAGTGATCGGAGTTGGCGGCCTACTGCTAGCAAGGATACCAGAAGAGATTGTAGAAGCGCGCAAGGAGTATTTTGAAAAACAACTTCAAGATAGAAATAACGCGATTGATAATGATCTTATGAAGGAGCAGCATCCAAGTATGCCTATCAATAGTGATAGACAGACTCGTGTAACCTTCGGTGGTACAAAGAAAAGTTAATTTTTTAGCAATTCTTACCAACGATTTAAATTAATCGTTTGCTTTCGAGCAAACAAAAGGAGATAACAATATGGCAAATAAAGATGCAGCTTTTGGTTTTAAACCGACAAGACACTTGTCTGGTGGACTAATCAGAGCAGAAGAGTATGCAATTGCTAACAACGCGTCAGGTTCAATTTTTACTGGACAAGTCGTTGAAGCAGTAGCAGGTGGTGGTATTGAACCAGCAGCAGCGGGAGACACACAACAATTGGGTGTATTCGGTGGTTGTTTTTTTACTGACCCCACAACAAGTAAACCTACGTTTAAAGCGTCCTATACACAAGTAGCGGCAGCGGATATAGTAGCTACAGTGCATGCAGATCCAAATATCATTTATGAAGTACAACATGATGGTACTGGAACAGCGGCGATGAATAATTCAGCGTTTGATTTTACAGGAGTAGCAGGATCTGCTATTACTGGTCAATCGACTTCTGAGTTAGACACGTCTTCTTCAGGCACATCAGGCGGTTTTAAACAAATCGGTATATCAAAAGACCCGGACAACAGTGACGAAGCTACAGCAAATGCAAATGCATATGTTGTGTTCAACACTGGTGAACATGTCTTTAAATTAACAACAGGCGTATAATAGAATAGGAGTATTATTATGGCAATATCAAGAGCACAACTAGTTAAAGAACTAGAGCCAGGTTTGAATGCACTATTCGGCCTGGAGTACAAACAGTATGAAAATCAGCACTCTGAAATTTATACGTCAGAATCATCTGACAGAGCTTTCGAAGAGGAAGTAATGTTAAGTGGTTTTGCTAACGCGCAAGTAAAAGGTGAAGGTAGCGGAGTCTCGTTTGACGAAGCACAAGAAACTTTTTCTGCGAGATACACGCATGAGACAGTAGCTTTAGCATTTGCTATCACGGAAGAAGCTATCGAAGATAACCTCTACGATAGAATTGCTTCTAGATATACAAAAGCTTTAGCGAGATCTATGTCAAATACTAAACAAGTAAAAGCAGTTGAACCTTTAATCAACGGTCTACCAACGGCAGACGATTTTGATTCAGGCGATGGTGTTTCACTATTTAGTACAGCACACCCAACAATAGCGGGAACTTACAAGAACACGCTATCTGCGCAAGCTGACCTTAACGAAACATCTTTGGAGCAATCATTAATTGATATCGCTGCAATGACTGACGAAAGAGGTTTGAGAATAGCTGCTAGAGGAGTTAAAATGATAATTCCTTCTAAGCTTCAATTCACAGCTGAGAGATTGATGAAATCTCAAGGTAGAACTGCGACTGCTGATAATGATATCAATGCAATAGCATCTATGGGTATGATTCCTCAAGGTTATAGAGTGAACAACTACCTAACAGATGACGATGCGTTTTACATCATTACAGATGTTCCTAACGGTATGAAGATGTTCAATAGAGCACCTTTGACTACTGCTATGGAAGGTGATTTTGACACTGGAAACGTAAGATACAAAGCTAGAGAAAGATACTCTTTTGGAGTTTCTGACCCTAGAGGTATTTTCGGAGTAGAAGGCGCGTAATCATTAATTTTGTGTGGCGGTCTAAAAACCGCCACATTTAAAACATACAGAAATAAAACATATGAAAAAATTCTTAATTAAAATTACTGCCTACGGTTACATAACCGATTTTACAATTACGGCAGAAGACAATTCTAATAGTATCGAAAATGCAATCCTTGACAAACTAGGAAAAAATGATATTAATTGGGAGAAGTCAGGCTTTTATAGTTTGACAAA